GTTCATCAAAAAGACGTTCATACAAGAGACGTTCATCAAGAAGACGTTCATATAGAAAACATACTCCTAGTTATCTATATACACATGATAATGATAATAATTTTACTATTTTATTTGATAAAATGTTTAGTTGGTGGTTGAAATTATCAGATGAAGATAAAGTAATAATTATTTATACGGATGGCACTTATGATTTTGGTAATGGAATTTATCATAAAAATTTAACATACGAGAATGACCCAAATGTTAAACACGTTATTTGGACATCTCGTAGTTCAGATGCTTTACATAATTTTGTTACTAAAATTATAAATACTGTAGATAGTAATACTGTAAATACTTTAGCAAAATCATCTAGTCATGATACTCTTATG